GTAATGCTCAACTCAAGGAAGCAATACATGACCATAGTTCATCTGGATTGGGTTATTTATATGCTTATATTGATACTGAATCTGATTTTGGAAAAGGAGAAGTAAAATTTACAAGTGTTAATCCATTCCGTATTTATGTTCCATCAACGAGTAGAGATAGATATTTTAAGGATGCTGATAATATTATACTATCTACAATTTTAACTGGTGAACAAATTGTAAATATGTATCCTGAGATTGGGCCACAACAAAATCCTGAAACTGGAGAAATGGAAGAAGGGTTATTGAAAAATATATCCGGTTATAGTGATGATGAAGATTATCCATCATCTCAACAAAGTAACCAACAAAAAACTTGGACTCCCGCTGAATCTAAAGATTTAGAAAATTCATATCAGGAAAAATATCAAGTATTAGAAAGATTTTATAAAACAAAAATTCCTTTTTATTTAATTGCAGATGTTAATAATCAGGAAGAAATGATATTGAATGAAGAAGAATTTCAGAAATTTCTTGATGAGAATCCGGGTGTATTTGAACGTGGACTTGTCCAATTTCAGGAAATTTTGCAGACCCGTATTGCGGTAGTGGCCTCTGTTGGAGAAATTGTTTTATACGAAGCAGTTCTCAATACTGATATATATCCCATTGTACCACTTCCAAATATCTATAGTGGTACACCCTACCCGAGGTCTGACATTTCTAGGGCGAGACCTATGCAACGACTACTGAATAAACTCTGGTCATTAGCTTTGTCTCATGCTCAGGCTTCTGCGGGTCTGAAATTAATTGTTCCAATAGGTAGTGTAGATGATATTAGTCAACTTGAACAGGATTGGTCAAATCCAAATGCTGTCATAGAAGTTGATAGTTCTCAAGGTGAACCACATTTCCCAGCTCCTACACCACTTGCTGGTGAATTTTATAAATTGATACAGTCATGTGAGTTCTATATAGATTTTACATTTGGTTTACCAGAACTAATGCATGGATTTGCTGAGAAAGCTCCTGATACTGTACGTGGTACAGAAAGAATGTTAGCTCAGGGGGCTGAAAGACCTAAATCTAAATTACGTGATATTGAGTTAAGTATTAGAAAACTTGGTCAAGTAGTTTATGGATTGTCAAAAGGTCATTATACATTCAAAAAGATTTTTAGATTAGTTCAGGCAAATAATAATGTTAATGAAGTAATGGCTAATTACTATGATGATTATAGTGAAACTGTAATGGATATTCAAAAGGATAGGCATAATATTGGTCAACATGATGTTAGTATAGAACCGGGTTCTACTCTACCAACAAGCAAATGGACTGAGTATCAAGTATACGCAGAAGCATTCCAAATGGGATTAATAGATAGAACAGAAGTGATAAAGAAGAATCCAGAAATTTTTGATAAAGAAGGTCTTATCCAGAGAATGGGTGAGATTCAACAGTTGCAGAGTCAAGTTCAGCAACTTTCAGAACAAAACAAAGAATTGCAAGGTGACTTGCAAACAGCGCAGAGAGAGTCTGTATCTGACAGGAAACGGGTTGAAGTTGAGAAATTTAAATCCAAGCTTTCCGAGGTGCAGTCTGATGCGAAAGCCGATAGGCGAGTACAATCAAACAAACTTACCAACGCGGTACAGCTTGAAATGGAAAAATTGAAACCCCAAATTGAAGAATTTGGAGAAGGTATCGGTTCTATTCCTTAAATTTTAAGGATATCGCAAGGAGACAGTTATGAGTGAAGTCAATATAGAAGGTCAAGTATTAGAAGATACTGGTTTAAATGAAGAACTTGGATATGAAAATGTCCCTGTTGCTGACCATGTAGTTAGTGAAAGTGAAACACATCAAGTAGATTGGGAAAATGAAACTCGGAAATTTCAGTCAATGTATGACAAACAGAAATCTGAGAACGATAAGATGAAACAGGATATGCAACATATAGCTAACAACATCAAACAGACACAATCAGATGTCAATAAGAAACCTTCATTGCCTGAGGATGAATTTAATCCTTGGGATGCGTATTATAAACCTGAATCAGAAAGCTACAAGTTTCGTCAACAGAAGGAACATGAAGTTGTGAATCGGGCAATAGGTCAACAAAATGCTCAAATGCAAGAGCAGATGTTGATTAATAATACAATGAATGATTTAAGGGGAATTCATAAGATGACAGAATCAGAGGTTAGTGAATTTATGGATTGGTCAACTGACCCGGGTAGTAGTATGACTCTGGATACGTTAGTTGATGTTTTCAAGTCACGCAATCAACAATCTGCAGTTTTGCCATCAGGTGAACCAACTCCTAATTCATTTCAAGCGGTTAAAGCCGCACGAGAGGCTCCTCGTACAGCAGGTGTTCTACAAGGCCAAGAGGCCAATCAACCAAAGTCCGAAAAGGACGCGATGTGGGATTCTATTGTAAGTGCGGGAAGCAGAAGTAATGTTCTTTAATAAAAGAAATAGGAGTCGTAATGGCTAATTATAATAGTGGGATAACCAATGTTGGTACTCCCGGTAGTCAGACTGCATTAACCCTAACTAAAGGTTCAAGACGATTATATGACTTTAGTGATAGGGTTGCGGAACTGTCTCCCGAAGAGTCACCATTTTTTGTTTATCTTTCAAAAGTAGCAAAAATGCCTACATCCGACCCTCAATTCCGATTTCTCGAAGACAGAAGCACAATGGCGTGGACTGATAGAAGTTTTAATATTTCTACCAATCTTGCAGCAGTATCTACTGGTGCGGTTGTATCAGCCACTCTATCAGCAGCTCAACCTTGGTTAATCAAAGGTATGGTCATACAAATTTCCTCTATAACGGGAAATAGTGGCGCGCCTAATCATGCAAATGCTATCATAACAGCAATCAATTCGACTACATCTATTGATATTAAATGGTTAACTAATCCGGGTTCAGATGCTAACCCAGCTGCTTATGTCAGTGCTGCCTCAATGGAAGGTATAGGACAAGTTATCGGAACTGCGTATGCAGAAGGGACTGGTGCTCCAGATGTTTGGTCTCAAGAGCTTGACCATGATTATGGGTATACCCAAATCTTCAAGACAGCTTGTGAGATGTCAAATACAGCAAGAGCGACGGTTTATAAGGGTTATTCTGATGAATGGCAACGGATTTGGAATCTAAAGTTACGTGAACACAAAGTTGACATTGAACGAGCAATGTTATTTGGTCAACGTGCATCTTCTGGTGGTATTAATTACACCGAAGGCATAGCTGGTCATATTATTGCTAACGGTCAATCTCAAACACATGAAGACTCAGAACAATTAGTTTATACTGAAGGTCAAGCATACTTGAAAACAGTTGCTGCTGCAAGTTTAACCTATGATGTTCTTCTTCGTGATTTAGAAGTTGTATTTGACCCTGCAAGGGGTGGAAATTCTAGTAAACTTGCTTTATGTAGTTTACCTGTAATTTCTCTTTTCAATAAGTTAGGTGATGGTGTTGGATTCATTGGTGATACAATGAGTTCCAAGACTCCATATAACTTTGAGAGAAGTCAAGGTACATTTGGCCATAAGATAATGAAGATTGAAACCGTTCATGGCGATTTATCATTAGTAAGGGAACCTCTATTTAGAGGTCTTGCTGCTGAATTTTGCTGTATGGTTGACCTCGACCATGTATCTTATCGTCCACTTGTTGGCAACGGAGTAAATCGTGACACTTCAATTCAAACTAATGTACAGGCAGCGGATGAAGATTTGCGTAAGGATTTAATTCTTACAGAAGCAGGTCTTGAAGTTTCATTACCTGAAACTCATGCGTTGTTTGTCTTTGAAGAGGCGGTGGCATAATGAGAAGTGATTATTTAAATAATAATAGTACTGCTAGTGATAGAGGTCTTAACTCTAAGTTTGAAGTTATTGCAGCTGCTAGAACATTAGATTCTAATGATTCTGGAAAAGTATTTGGAATAAATCAAGCTAGTGCGTATGAGATTACTCTTCCTAAGGTTAGCGAAGTTGACCAAGGTTGGAATGTTAAATTCATATTAACTACTGTTGCAGCATATGCAGTAACAATAGCTAATAACACAGCTGAGGATACTATAGTTGGATATACTTCTGGTGGAGATGGTGGAGCAGGAAGCTCTACAGATTCAACAGCAGTTGACGAAATAGTATTTATTAGTGGTGCTCAACTTGGTGATTATTGTGAGTTGTTTTGCGATGGCACGTATTTTCATGCTAGAGCAACAGCACATGATGTTGCACATATAACCATATCATAATCCAAATTCATAAGGATTAACAGTTATAAGGTACTGTGGGGGCTGTCAATAAAAGGCGGCTCCCGAAACCTTAAAAGAATTATGAAAAAATGTATAAATTGCAAATCACCCAATCCAGACCAATGGTTTTATTGCCGGAAGTGTGGTAAGAAGTCATCTGACTCTAAGTTTACTACAAACTTATATATGATGAGTGAAATTGGGAAAAGAACTGATATTGAGTTTTCAACAACTACTATTGATGAAGATATCAAATCAATGAATAGGAGAAATAATCATGCCTAAGGTTGGTAAAAAACATTATCCCTATACTAAAAAGGGAAAACAAGCAGCGGCGAAAGCAAAAAAACGCATGACTAAGAAGAAATAATGGCTACACTAAAAGTAAAAATACAAGAAGATATTATATTAGACAATCAGAACTATGGTTCTAGGCGAACTTTAGAGATTGCCAGTATAGATGAGTTTGAAAAAAGAATAGTGACTTGTCCAGCATCAACAGCTACTACTCTAATATCTTTTGCAGATGCTATTACAGGCACAAGTGTAAAAATTGATACTCAAGATACTAAATATATAAGAATTACAAATCTTGATAGTTCTAATTCTATTGAAATATCTGTAATTGGAGAGAATAGTAATTATCAAGTTAGGTTAGACGCTGGGAATAGTCATATATTGGGAAGTGCTGAGGCTTTAATGCTTTCAGAAGAGGATACGTCACCAAGTTTTGGAACTATGGAAGACTTAACTAAAATTGGTGCTTATCCGGGTGGTAATGCCGTTAGTTTAGAAGTAGTTGTGGCGAGTGCGTAATGGCAACTTTTGAAGCACAGGTATCGGGATTGACTAGCTTAACTATTGATGATAGTAGTTCACCAACACGAGCTGAATTAAATCAGTTTCTTACTGATGGAGCTAAGGAGATTATAAATATACTTCCACCTAATCTTCTTGATTGGTGTGCGGCTCAACAAACATTTACATCAGTTATGCCGGGTAGTGAATCTGAAACAATGAATACTGGTAAGATACTACGTGTATATCGTAATGATGGTGATTTTGATAGAGTATGTAGAAGGATACGGGCTGATGAAAAAGGATATGCTAATGACCCTGATGAAATGGGATATGCCAGTTCTACTGACCCTGTATTCTATACTGAGAATAATAAATTGAATGCTCTTCCCGAAGCTGGTTCATGTAAATATGATGAAGTTCAGTATCCAACAGTTTCGTATACTCATGAAGCTATATCAGTATTCCCTGATGAGGCTGAGTATCTTGTATCTCTTTATGGAGCTGTAAAATCATTACAAAATGTTTTAGGTAATAAATCATCTAATTCTGCTATTACTACAGCATTGGCTGCCATTAAAGCCGAACTTGACGAAACTCAGGCAGTATGTGATAAAATAGATGCTGATTTGGTTCTTGCAAAGGCAGAAGTTGTTCTAGCTAAAGCAGAAGCCGCTGAACTAGCAACACAAACAGATAATGGAGGGGATTTTGAAACTGCTGTTGATGCTATGGCTACAGAATTAAATAAGGTTGATAATGTTATTGTAGAAGCGAGTACAGAGTTTGATAAGGTTGATAATGTAATTGTTGAAGGAAGTGTAGAACTTGATAAATCTACCGCATTGTTAGATTTGGGGGAGACAGATAGTGAGGCTCAAGTAAATGCTGCTCTTGTATTATTATTAGCTGCTGTAGCTCAAGCAGAAACCGCTGCAGATAAATTTGCTCCTAATACAAGTGATTCTGTTTTTGATACTGATTCAACTTGGACTGCGGCAAGTAGTCAATTAACAAGGGTTAAAGGTGCTGTAGATAATGCTGAAAGTCTTATAAATGGAAATCAACCAAGTGCTACAACTGATGCTTATGGGGCTTTAGCAGCTGAAGATACAGAAATTGTTACTAGTGCTTTAAGTATTGCTGCATCGGAAATATCTAGAGCTCAGGCTCATTTATCAGAATGGACTGCTATTGGAGACATGAGAGTTAAAGAAATTAATGCTGCATTGTCTGAAGCTGATGGTCAAGTAAAAGTGATTCAGTCTCACTTAAATCAAGCTTCAGCTAAGAGAGCAGAATCTCAATCAAGATTATCGGCTGGTAATGCTTATATTCAAGAGGCTGCAGCAATAGTATCTAACGGAAATGCTTATATTGCAGAAGCTCAAGCGTATATATCTCAGGCACAGGGATATGCTTCTGAAGTTAGTTCTAGAGCTGGTTTTAGTTCTGCTAAATCTCAGGCGATTCAAGGTCATATAAGTACAGCCCAAGCTTATGTATCGACAGCCCAAGGATTTGGAAGTGAAATTCAGTCTAAAACAGCAATTGCACAAGCATATGGTTCTGAGATTCAATCAAGATTGGCTGTAGATTCCGCTCATTATGGTTGGTATGAAAAACAACAGGCAAAACTACAGGCAGATTATGAAGGTGGTATTCAAAAACTTTTAAGTGGATATAAAGATTAATGTCTGTACATAAAATATCAGTAAAACAATTAGTAAGTAGAGTTCACCAAGTATTCCCGGGAGCTCCTGAGAATTATGTTTTAAATCTTGTTAATGATGCTTTAGTAGAAATTGGGATGCATAGTACTAAGCCAGTACAGGCTAAGATGAGTACAGTTGCAGACCAGATGTGGTACAAAATAGGAGATGAAGCTAAAGATTCAAGTGGAAATAACCTTGAAGCTAATAAGGTTTATAGAGTAGATTTGATGGACTCTGATGGGGATTATATTCAGATTCCAAGACTGATAGATAAAAATATTTTATTAATGGATGCTGACTCAAGTGAATCAGCGTTGACAACACCGGATGATAGGTAATGGCAAGTAGTATTACATATCCAGATGATAGAGCCAGATGGTTTATAGAAGGTGATAAGTTATGTCTTGTTACCAATGTTGATAGTGATGGTAATACTAGAACTACGGCTAGAAAACAATGGAAAGCTATATCTGAAGCCGTAACCGATGGTTTACTTTTACATTACTATGGTGAACCGAATAATGTAATTTCCATTAATGATGAGTTAGATTTAGATAATACAATGCATTTAGCAATAGTTGATTATGTTAAGAAGTGTTTATATATGGATAAAGCTGGAAATGCTTCTGACCCTAATTTAATAGCTGTATCAATGCAATTATCTAATGCTCATAAATTAAAATTTGATGAATCCATAAAAAGATATGGAATGAGAAAACGTGATAAGACTGGTGGCAGTAGGGTACTAAAATCAGTTAGTTTAATGTAAATGCTTTTATAGCGGTGGTGGTGGAATATGAGGAGTCATTATTATGGCTGACTTACATAAGTATACAAGTAAAGAAGTATTAAATAAGGTACTTCTTGATTCTTCGGGAGATGCGGTAAATGCATTTTCTCACACAACATCAGAAGCCTTAAATGCGGCTTTAGATGATACAAACAGCAGATTAAACGTATCCCTTGAAGGCGGTACAATAGGTGGCGATGTAACCATTTCAGGTGACTTAACTGTAAGTGGTAGTAATACATATACATATGATGAGCAAGTAGATGGTCAAGTATGGATTAAAGATTCTACAGCAAGTAGTGCAACTCAAGGTGGGCATTTAAGACTTTTTAGTGATGACGGTGCGGCTTTAGGAGACACTCATAGACTTGGTGTACTTGAATTTGGTGCAGCAGAAGATACGAGTAGCACAATTACGATAGGTGCAAGGATTGAAGCTATTGCAGATGCCGCTTGGTCAGCAAGTGAGAACGGTGCTGATATGGTATTCTACACTACAGATGGGAACGCATCTCAAAGTGAAGTAATGAGGTTGACTGCTGATAATCTGGTCGGAATTGGAACTGATGCTCCCAATTCATTGCTTGAGCTTGCGTCAACAAACCCGTCTATTACGATTCAAAGAAATAATCACGCTACATCTCCCGCTGGTGGGATAAAATTCACAACAAGTGACGATACATTAAAATTGAACATTGCAACCAATACATTAGTTGCCTCTGATGCTGGATGTGAATTTAATTTTGGTGCTTCTAATAAAATGTTTCTTCACAGCGGAGGCAATTTGGGAATTGGAACTGATACTCCTACTCATGGCAAGTTAGAAATTGTTGGAGCATCTGATGCTTTCCAAATAGTAATGAGTGATGTAGCTGATGCTGATGATACCGTTAAAGAAGTCAGAATGGGGATGATGCACTATAAGCAGGCAGAAGAACCAGTCACTTTAATGTTTGCTCAATCTGGTAGTTCAACTAATACAATTTACATAGGCGGTGGAACTGGTGCTGGTAATCATGCTACAAGTGTACATATAGCAACTGCGGCAACTTACAATAGTACATCAACTACTACTAATATGGTAATTGACAACAACTCCCGAATCTCGCTATCGAATAATGATGGTTCTAATACTGGTAATACAATATTCGGAAAATCGGCTTGGAACAATTCAAGTGATAATACTTCAGATTATAACACCATCTTTGGTGAAGGAGTTATGGGTACTGGTGCTGTTGCTGGGGCTACAAATAATGTTGGGGTTGGCTATCAAGCGTTAGCTGGTGTAACAGGTGGTGATGGCAATACGGCTGCAGGTTATTTAGCAGGAACTGCAATAACTGATGGGGCAAACAACGTCTGTATCGGTACTAATGCTGGCGATTCAATCACAACTGCAAATAAATGTACATTTGTCGGTAGGAGTGCTGGAGCGGCAGTTACTGTACATAATACTAATGCATCTGATGGGACGGTTGCCGTGGGAAATGAAGCTCTTGCCGCCCTCACATCTGGTGCAAATAATACTGCTGTTGGGTATAAAGCGGTAGTATCTCTTACAACTGGAGCAGGGAATACGGTCTTGGGATATGAAGCATTAGATGCCGCTAATGCTGGAGAGGCGTCAAATGTAGCTATTGGATACGGGTCAATGGGTGCGGTTGACGAAACAATCAATAGTGGAGCTGGTGTTCATTCAGCAGACCATAATATTGCTATAGGTGAAAATTCATTAACTGGAGGAGCATTAGGTGGTGGAGATGTAAGTGACTCTACAGATAGAAGATTGAATTACAATATTGCTATTGGGAGCAATACTCTTAATTCTACTGGTCAAAATGCTTCTATAGGTCAAATAGCAATCGGGCATGATGCTCTCACCGCCCTGACAACTGGTGAAGGTAACACGGCTGTGGGGTATCAATCATTGGCTACAGCGACTACCGAAATTGGCAATACGGTGATGGGGTATCAAGCTGGAGAATCAATAAGACACGATGCCTCTGACTATAATGTAATAATGGGGCATCAAGCATCTGTAGGTGGAACTGGTAAAAGGTCTCAAAGCATTGCAATAGGATACAGAGCATGGGGAAATGGTGGTTCTGCAAATGATATTGGAGGTGATGAGAATGTATTCATAGGTGCTGAATCTGGCGGAGGTACTTGGGCAACTGGTGCAAGTGATGGAAATACTGCGGTTGGATGGAATACGATGAAAGGAGCCATGAATGGAGCGGCAAATAATACAGCAGTTGGTAAAAAGGCTTTAACGGCTGTTACTACTGGAAGTTCTAATACGGCTGTGGGGTATCAAGCTGGTGTAGGTGTAGAGGTAGGAGCTGGCAATGTTGCTATGGGCTATGCGGCTATGGGGAATATGTATGAAT